TTTACTTTGTCTTCTTTTTCCTTTTGTTTCTTTTTGTCATCTCCTTGTATTCCTCTGTTTCCGACATCTTTATTTGTTTTATCTTCTTTCCGTTTTTCTTTACCATCTTTGTTTTTGCCACTCTTGGCATCTGATTTTTTAACTTTTTTATATTCATCATTATCCTCGTTTGGTTTTTCATATTCTTTATAGCTTAATTTGTCAACTTCTATGCCTTTCTTTTTAGCTAAAGCAAAAGCATTAGCTGGCACAGACACAGCACTTACTTCTAATAACTCTGCCTTTGTGATTTTACCAAAGTCTTTTTCATCATATTCATTTGCTAAAAAACCTACACTAAAAGCGTTTAAATAACCTCCAGCATATAAATCAAATATGATTTTAGCTTTAGGGTTTTCATTTACTGCAAACTTAATCTTACCAGTTAGCTTTCCTTTCTCTATTTTTAAAGTTCCTTTCTCTACTTTACCAACCACTTCAGTAGCATCATTATGATTGTGGCTGTTTATAATTACTGGGTTTTTTTTGAAGTTTTTTAAATCCCAACCTTCTTGAATTACCACATCTCCGTGTCTATCTTCTTTTTGAGATGAAAATATAGCTTCAAGTGTTTTGTTTTCCTTATCAACACTTTTTGTTTCTATGTTGAATAATTTTGTTATCTTCTTTAGCATATTGTTATATTATATGTTTTTATTTATAATTAGTTATTAGATTTGACAGCGACAATTAATTACGGCACTAGCAGGTGCTCCAGCTTCTCTTGGGAATTGTAACCCATTTGAAAATGGAGTATTTAACGGTCTTTCTTCTCCGTCTTGACTAGCGTGTGAAGACCTTGTATTACTATCATTTACTGAAACCCATATCTTAATTGGTATATCCATTTGAGTATAAGCTTCAAAAGTTCCCTTAGTCATTACTCCTCCAACCTCTGTTCTTGCTATTGTGCTTGCTCTTGATTTGCTTATATTTCCATAAGTATTCTCAATTCTTTTAACTAATTGTGCTCTAGTTTCTTCATTAGCTAAACTTTCTGCCATCTCTGATTTTAATTTTTTAAAAGTTGTGTCATTAATCTGTTTAGCAAATACATCAGTCTTTTTATCTAACCAACTTGCTACATTAGCACTTAAACTAAAGTTAAATGTTCCACCCATTAAATTATAAGTGTCCATTCCAGAGGCTAATAAGAAGTCTGTTAACATTGGTAAAAAGTGTTCCATCGCAATCTTTACTTCTAAATTCTGATTAAAGCTTTCATCAATTAAATTCTTATACTTTTTACTGCTTTTCTTTATTGACTTAATATCACCTAGCAACCTGTCTTTTTGTTTATCAAAGTATTTATTCAATTCTTTTTTAAAAAACTCTTCGTTCTTTACTTCTTTTAGAACTTTATATTTACCATACATCTTTCTAAAACTTTTGTTTCTTAGTGGGTGCTCAAACTTCTTTTCAGTTTCTTCTTTTTTTTCAAAACTCTTCTTTTCACTATCGTCTTCTTTATTATCTAATTCATTTAAATCAACTAAATTAAATGGCACTAGTATTTTATTGCCCTCTTTATCTGGTAATAAGTCTAATCCAGACATTTCTCTTTTTTCATTTATTGTTAAATAATGATTGGTTGTTCCATTATCTATTCTTTTCAATACCATTTCAGCATCTTCTTTGATTATATTTTCATAATCAATAATTAAACCTTTCGGCACAAACCCCTCCTTACTTGATATAGCCTCCAATAAATTTTTAAGCAGTGGTCTAACTGTTTCACTTAAAAATACCTTTACGCTCTCTTGAGCATTTGAGTATTTAATATCATCAACAGCACCAAGTAATATCTTTGGCACACCTGTTAAAATAACAATATCACTTAATGTTAGCTTCTTTGAATTTACATAACTTAACTCTTCAGGACTAAAGCCCGTTCTTTCATACTTGGCTTTACCTCCTAAGAATAATGGGCGCTTAGCTTTTTTAGCATCTGCATATTCCTTCTCATAACTAACTTTAATATCATCTAATTGAGGTTTTGATATATTGCCCTCAAAACTCATTACTCCATCAATACTTCCTCCATTATCTAATACATTTGATTGATATGTTGATAATTCATTATCAATATAAATAGTCTTACTTCCTGAAACTACTGTTATTGACTCTGTTAACTGATTTTTTAAACTGTGATTATATGTTCTAATAACTTGACTAGCATCTATAGCCTTTACTTGTCCAGTTTGTGGGTCGGTATATTTATATCTTAATATACTCTTAGTGTCTTTTTCTACAATTACTTCTACATTAGTTGGTTCAAGCAACCATAGTTTAGTTTTTTTATAATTATATGTTGGTCTAGTTAACTCTGCTAAAAAATCTATTTCGGTGTCTATATATAAATATGTGACACCTGCTAAATCATAATACTTCTGCCACATCTTCCAAAACTCACTTCCTGCAGCATATAATGGATTTGGATTATTAAGTAAATCTAAAAAGTCGTGGTCATCAACAACGTCTCCTTTAATTCCTTTTTTAAGTTGCCAAATAATTTCTCCTACCTTCTCTGCTCTTTTATCTATTGCCTTTGAAAAGTATATGCTTTGCTCATAAGCATTAAAAAAATCAATAGCCTTCCAGCTCTTATTGCTTGATTTTAAATTAGTGCTTTGATATAAAACACCAACTTCACTACTTGATTTTGTTATATAACCTTTAATTTTTTGAAGTATGTTCATAATATTGTTTAAAAAAACCGTTATCTAAAGAATTGTAATCTTCAAATAACGGTTCTTCCGTTAGCAAGTTTTATGTATGTAATTAAATTATACAATTCTTTTAAAAAATTGTAAACCTCTTTTTATTATTGCTTGTTCATAACTTTTTGATTAGCTTTCCCCTGGAGGCAAGAAAACCTATGAAATTTACCTCACCAGCTGGGACCTGGAAAAATGATTCCACTCAGAAAACCAAGAGGAAACTAACCAATATTCTCACTACCTTTTGTTATATATTCTATTGCTACTACTTTCTCTGCTTTAATTTTTAAAACCATTTCTATTGTTCCATAACCTTGGTCTAACGATTCTATCTTGTTTTTTATACTAGAATACCATCTTTTATCTTGTTCTGCTAAAGTGTTTGCTTGTATTATTTTGTTTATTTTACTCATACTAAATTATTTTTAAGTAATAACCTATAATATGTGTCTGCTAATGCTTCGGGTGTTATATTATCTGTTGAGCAATCGCAATACATTTTAATTATCTTTGAAGTTAATAAATATTCAAATATTTCTAGTCTTTCTTCCTCACTCTTATCTCTTTTAACATTATTAAATATTAACACTAATTGTGAACCTATCAATTCAAATGCCCCTAAATTGATTTCACTAACTGATTGTATTCCTCTTGACATATGTTATTATTTAAAAACCTCTATAGGGTGGTTCATAAAATGAAAGCATTAATCCCTCATAGAAATCTGGTGACTTGCCATTTCTCTTTTTCAATTCTTCCTTAGGCTCTATCTTAACCTGTTTATCACTATTGGCTTTATACTTAATCCATAAGCATTGTTCCCATACAGACCTATAATTATCCTCGTGTTGTTCTAAATACTTGCCTTGTTTAAGCCATACTCTTAATTCCCAGGAACATTGAGCTTTTATATTCATATACTTCTCAGTGTCTACTGCCTCTGTAGAGCCGACTGCTACGCCCGTCACCAATATTCCAAGCTCGTGACATCTATCCCTAACTCCTCTTCCTATTCCAATGTCATCAATATTAATATCCTCATCTCTTAAGTTTGGATAATCTTTTAGTATTTCTTGTATTACTCCAACATTAGACATAGTATCTGAAGTTTTTGTCTTGTAAAGAACTTTTGCTATATTCTGCCATCTACCTATAAAAGTATTATAATCACCTCCTCCACCTATATCAACTCCTACTTTTAATAAATTACCGATTGGCTTAACCTTGTCTTTTTCTGATATGTGAAGGTCTTCTGTTATAATTAATTGCCTATAACCCTTATCATCTACTATTTGTTCACTAGGGAATTTACATTCGTAATAAACATCAAAAAATGCTTCCTCCTTCATCTCATCAATAAACTCTTGTGTAAATCTTCCTTCTTTTATAGCTGTCTCGTGGTTAGCAAATAACTTGAAGTATCTGCCGTCATTGTTAAATGTTTTATGAAAATGGTTTCTATAAAAAGGATTACCAATCTCAAACAACATAGCATTCTTACCACCTACCATTCTTTTAACTGATGCATACAAGCTGTCCTCTATTAAAGAACTCTCATCTAATATAACATTACCATTATCACCAACACCGAACCCCATAGCCGCCTCAAGGCTTTTCTTGCTATTCCTACTGTCCAACGTTAATGTCATTATCTCTCCACCGCTTTTAAAGGTTAATCTGTTCTTACTCCTCTCTCTTTTTAATCTATCATACGTGTCTTTATTATCTACCTCTAATTGGCTTCTAAATAAAACATTATCTCCTATATGGTCTATAACATACCCCATTATAATCTTTGCTTTCTTTTCAGAAGGCGCAACTATTAAAGTCTTTTCTCCGTATAATACTGACCTAACTATTACCGCCAGTGCTACTGTCAGGGATTTCCCGAACTGGGTTGGAAGTATCATTATCACCCTCCTGTGCTTTTTCTTTATTATCGTTGTGTAAATCTTCTGTTGTGTCGGTGTTAGCATCGCTGGCTTCTCGTCTATCTTGAACAGTTTTATCGAGTTGTGTATTGTCTTGTTCAATTCCATTTTTTAAAATATTTAATGCTTTTTCTACTTCTGTCTCATCTACATTCATATTCTTTGAAATCGTAGTTGGTTCTCCTAGTTCTATCTTTAATATTTCATAGGCTGTCTTAATATCTCTGCCGTCTGGATATGATGTTATTTCTACTATATCATTATTCTTATCTACTCTATTATATGTTTTTGTGTCTAACAATTCCATAGCTTTTTCAATGGCTTTCATCTTACCTTCCTTCAGTTTTTTACTCCAATCTTTTTTAAACTGCTCAGCTTCTTTAGCAACCTTTTTCAACCTTATATTTTCAAATCCGTATCGCTTGGCATACTCTAAAACTATATTTCTATGATACTTATTATTCTCATCTCTACCTACTGCTGAACAATTACCATTATGTTTGCAATATAAAGAGAATAAAGCTTCTTGTTCATTCTTATTTAAATCACGCCTTGCTTTTGATTTTTCCACCTTATTCTCTTCCATATAATTTCTTATTTCTTATTATTATACTTCTTTCCAAAATCTTTTTCTGATATAGATATTAATACTATAAAATCTATTAAAGTCCATATCCCTAAACCACCCAGTGTGAATAGCATTAAAAACCCTGTCCCTGTTTTACCTAAATAAAATCTGTGAACGCCCAAGCCTCCAAAAAAGAAGCATAGAAGAAGTGTTGTAGTTTTATTTTTCATAAATTTATTGATTATTAATTTCTCTAATTGATAATTGAGGGACTGACACTATTTCCATTCTATGCTTTATACATAGAGCTTTATACTCCTCTAAAAACTTTGCTTGCTTTTCTTTATTCTGTTTTAACATTAACTCCTGGGCTTGCTTTATTATTTCTTCATTGCTTGCTTTTTTTGGTCCTTTTTCAAAATTTACTCTTTCTTTTCTTGTCATAGATTTATTTTTATTTATTATTATCTTCTTTATTTTCTCCTACCTTTACTTCAATACTGTTAAGGTATTTATCATCAACTAGCTTTCTTACTTTCCATTCAGCTATTCCTTCTGCTAGTGTAACAATATCTTTTAAGCTAATTTGTTGATAGCTTTTTAAATCTAATTCCATTATAGCTATAGTATTCAATTCCTTCACGCTTTCGTTGGCACTTTTAAACGCTACAAATACTGCTGGGTGTTTCTCTTTTAATACTTTTCCTGCTTGGCTTTCTGTTCCTAATTGATAAACTTCTTGCCATAAGTCATTCTGCTTTGCTTGAACAAATTTATTACTGCTTCCCTTCGTTTTTCTCTCAACAGATAGTGAAGTTTCGCCAAATCTGTCTTTGGCAACTTTCATTAATTCACTTGCTATATTATTCTTTTTGTCTATCTCTGCTGATAGCTCCCTGACTCTACTTAGCACCTTGTCGTTGATTGTCATAGTTTTTAGATACCTCTGCCTTTTTTAATTATGCCGTTCTTCAACATAATCGTATAGCCAGATTGATATATTAGTTTATTAAAGTTATTTTTATTAAACATTATTTTAAGAAATTCATCCCTTAATCTCATATTCTTATACTCTCTTGTTTCTTTAGTTTTGTTATGGTCTACTCTGCTTTGGTCTGTTTCAACTATTGCCATTCCTTCCCTTTTTAATTTTAACAGAAAATCAGTATGTTCTCCACTTACTTTTATATCATTATCCCAAGCTATTGTTTTAAATATATTCCTTCTAAATAAGCAAAAGTTAAGTATTCCCTCTGTTTCTCTAAATCCTTCTTCATTATAGTCACCTGTATTCTGTATCATTTTTATAGTTTTACCGAAGTTTGACTTTTTATAGAAGAACGAGAAGTTTAATTTGTTTTCATTTTCATATACCTGACCGCCTACTCCTATATATTCTTGATTGTTTTCTAGTATTTTTAACATCTTTTTTACCTTTGTTTTTTCAGTTAACACAAAGTCTTCTTCTAAAATTAAAACATAATCGGTCCTTGCTAATCCTACTAGCTTATTCCTACAAACTGATAATCCGCAATCATACGGCATATTATAAGCTGTTGGCTTATTCTTTAATCCTTTTTCATATAACTTTTCATATAACTCTTTGTATTTTTTGGCTATAAATTTCTTACTTTGGTCTGCTATTAGTATCTTTGCTGTTGGGTAATACTTAGCTATTGAAAATAAAAGTATTTCTAACTTCTCCCATCTCTCAAACATTGTTATACAAAATGTTATATCTCCCATTTCTGTTTCATCATAAAAATCTCTTCTTCCATCCATATCTATTACACTGCTTATATTAAATCTTTTAAAGAATGTTTTTTTATCGCTTTTTCTACATCTATAGTTTAAGTAATTACCTATATCCTTTATTTTTTCTTCAAGTATTGGCTTATGTATTACCAGAATATCTGGGGTGAATGCTACTTTGTGTCCTTTTCTAACGAAATCTATGAAGAATGTTGAATGCTCATAAGCTACTTTTATCTTTTCTTCCCATAAAGTATCTTTGACTGCTTCTGTTCTCGCTATAAAGAAATTAAAAGTTAAATCACATTGCTTATATAAAAGTCCTGTTTTATTACATTTATTAAAAGTTCTTTCCTTTAAATCAAGTGCCTCGTATTTAAAGTGGTCATCATATTGATGAATAAAGCCTTGATAGTTTTTTATAGCTCCTCCTTCTACTATTCTACCTCCAATCAAATCAAATTCTTTATGTTCGTCTAAAAAGTCTTCCATTTTATCTATTTCTGACTTCTCATAATATTTAAAATCATCATCTCCAACGAGTATATACTTAGTCTTTACTAAGCTAACTAAAAGATTTCTTGCTTTACAAACTCCAGCATCATATTCAACTTCAATATACTTAACATTTTTAAAAGCCTCTATTTTCTTTTTCTTTTCTTTAGTATATTCTCCATTCTCTCCTACTAAAACTTGAATATCTGGGTATTTTTCTTTTAGACTTCTCAAACATTCATAAAGATATGGCTCTCTTAGGAAGTTTATTATTATCGCTGTTGTATTATCCATATATTATTTTTTTATCTTTCTAGCATAAACCCTTGCTACTAATGGGTCTTCATTTTTATATCTGGCATAACCTCTCCCTTCTTGTAATCTTAAAATTTCAAATCCGTTTTTTATTAGCACATTTATTAACCAGCCCAAATCAACTAAATTTCTTTTGTGGTCTTGATAGATAACGGGCTTATCTCCTTTTATTCTAAACTCTGCTAAAAAATAGTTCTTACTCCACTTAACTAGCTTTGTTATTTCTCTATTACTTATTGCGTGTAGTAAAAAACGACTATAAATTACATCTGCTGGCAAATAAGTTCTAACTATTTCATTAACACTTTTCTTAATTCTCCCTTCGTGGTTTTTATCAAAACCAGCAACTAGTCTTAAAGAACTACAACCATTAAGATATTTAGTGTCCCTAGCATTACCTGCTCCTATGTCATATAAAGATAAGTCCCTCTCTTTTAGCTCGTCTATTAAAAAACTATCAACTGCCTCGGCAAACTTAGTCTGCTTAATCGGAGCTTTCTTTTTCTTATAAAAATTAACCCAATGCTTGTCATTATTTTCCACATTTTTCAATTATTTTAAATCTTAAACTATCGTCTAAACAAAGGTGGTCTGTTCTCCAATTCCATTCTTTAACTGGTATTTTCCAGCTTACTCCGTAAACTCTCTCTATATATTTTTCTCCTAAGCTATAAAAATAATTATCGCCTACTTTTAATTCTTTTATTTCAAATAATTCTTCACTATAAGAATGAACTATCATATCGCTTAATCCATTTCTTCCTCCATTAAGCCATAAAGAGTTCCACAATCTACCTTCTCCTATATAAAAAACCATTAAATCTACTTTTACTCCGTCCCTTCTAAATGAAAGCTCTAATCCATAGTTAAAACTACCAAACATTGAAATCATATCAAAACCAGCTCTAATTAAACTATTTATATAACCAAAGTGTAAATCATCTTTCATTATACCTATATCAATATCTAAATCGTGAGATATAATATTTTGCTCTCTATTTGCTCCTAGCGCTGTTCCATATACTAAAAAATAGTTATCGTCTAAGCAATTTGTAAAGTCTTTTAAAACTGACAAGGCTTTATTTTGGTTCATATTATTTTTTCTTAACTAATTTAATCTTTTTAACTGCTTTTGTTGGTATTTTAGTTTCTAGTATTTCTGCTAAACCTTTATAAGTGGCAAACTCTTCTTCTTCTAACTCGGCATATTCTTTTTCTTCTAGTTTAAGATAGTCTAATAGCATTTGGTGTTTGTTGTTTTGTTCTACTATAGCTTCGTTAATACTATTGTTTACATTTTCAATCATTTTAAATGCTTTCTTTATTCTATCTTCTAAATAATTATCACTAATAATCATTACTTTTCTTAATTGTTTGTTGTTCATAGTTTTGTTGTTAGTTTTAAAAAATCTTTATGTTTCATTTTAATTATAATCCTGTTTCCTCTTCTATCTAATAACTCAACTTTTGGTCTTGCTACTATTCCCTCTGATATGAAATCACCCC